CCGGATGGACGATGTGGCATCCCGGTGACCGGAGATCCAAGTCGAGACCCTTTGGCTATGCATGTAAACATGCAAAATACCAGAGGGCAGCCCAGCTACGAGACAGTGGCTCAGAGACCTGCTTGTCGCAGGAAACCTACTGGTGCTTTCGCACCTGCCAATCTGTAAATCACTCTACGTTACCAACGTACGTGATCAACGTTGCTTCGCTCGAGACTTGGGGATCCGTAAGTACGAAAGTACAAATGTCACCAGGTTAGCCATCATCTATCATCCTAATTATCAGGGATTGAGGATTCACTTAAAAGTGATCTCGTTTTCTGATACCCACCGAGGTCGCACTTGCGATCTCGATCTCTGCAAGTATCCGTGAGTCCAGGGAATACCTGGAGGCGGATCTTCAGTGAAGAACTGAAGAAATGCAGAATCGTCATTGGTCGGCGTTCTCGACTGCGTCTTCGTTGAAGACAAGGCCAAGAGCTCGAATCGCTGCAAGTGTTCGTTATACCTCCTGCGCAAGGAAGTATTCGACACAGGTAAGCGACTCTTCAGACCAAAGACACCGGATCGGTGATCTACGTGAGGCGTAAGCCTTGGTAGTGTCGACGATAGGTACTGCGCGGTGTTCAAGAAGAACTTTTGGTAAAAGTTGTTCCGAACCTCGACAGTGCTATCTAACGATTCCGGTCCGCCAGTGTTTGGGGCGTGCCAGTAGACTGGTGTCACATTGACACCGCTATAGGAATCAACTCCGCAGGACTCTCTGAACTTCCCAGTCCAGAAAGACTTTTGGAGATTGACCTTGAAGTGGAGTACTTCAAGGGCCACAAACATTAGCTCCCGACTGTCAGTGGGGACGACTATGTCGTCACCAAAGACGGCCACCTCTCCTACTAGGGCCTCTACATTTCTCATGCACGGTCGCAGACCACGACTTACCAAAGTCGCAGCTGTGGCTATACAGAAGAATAGCAGAGACTCGATCGGAAAGGTGCAAGCGCTACCCATAGTGGAGAACTTTCTCAAAACGACAAGCTCCGGCGCACGAGGCGTCAGGGTTTGCCGCACACTACGGGTACGAGATGCACGCAGGCAGTTTAGTAGCTTTGGATTGCTCCTAAGCATCTGCCCTACTGCATGACAGGTTACACGGTCACTAGCTGCCGATAAATCGACAGTAGCCAACGTGCCATCCTGGGACCCACGCGTGCAGAGACGTTGATTAAGAGTTTGATCGTTGAAACGAACAAATTTCCCAATGAACGTTTGTCTGCTTCGTTGAGCGAAGTAGGCCAGCAGGTTCTGCTGGCACCACTGATGCTCGCTCGGTTCCGCGGCAATAAGCCGAGGTTTCGAGAAGGTCTTTGGAACAGCAACCATTCGACTCGAAGGTTCTTGCGAACCAATAGAGTCGTCATGGTATGCTCTGTTTGCCCAACTCGCAAAACTATGGAAACCATAGTCGGCGATCGGGTACTCGTTTTCCAGAGAAGGTGACCAGTTTGACCAATAATACTTATTGGTCGCACCAGTTCTTTCTGAAATAGCACCTGGTCCGTGCTTGAACCGCCAGTCCCTAGGATCGTAAGATCCGAGAGCAGCGGTAACTGCACCTGACACGAAGTCAAGGGCAGCCAGGAAGTCTGTGAGTTGCCCACGCTCACGCGGAGGCAGAGCACTGATCCTCTCCGCATAAAGGGCTGATTTACCATATCCATGGTAATTCGGTTCCTTTCTGTAGTTAGGACTAGTTGGCTCCTCTTTCCAGTACTCATCGAGTTCTGGTAGAGACTCATCAACCTCAACAAACTCGAGGACTTCGTCCTCGATCTTGCTGGAGTCCAGCGTGAGGATAACCTTTTTCGCAGCAAATAAAATTTGCCGTAGAAAAAGTATTGCCTCAGTGTCCGGATCTTCCTTCAAGAGACCCGTGTCGTGAAAAACCAGTAGGTAGAGTCCCCGAAGAAACTTCGGGATCACTACCCCCCCAGAAAACCTCTTCGTCAGAGGTAATCCTGAGAGAATGTACTGGCCGCTGGCAAGACATCTATCCAGATGCTTGCCGACAGCTGGGAGGTCTAGGAGATAAACACCTATACCTCTTCGCTCCACGGCACTCAGAAGACGGGTGAGATCTTTCTCAAATTCCATCTTCAGCGTCGGGTACACACACAGGGCATCTTTGAAGATGTTCCTGTATATGTGTTCAAGCTCACTAACATGGCACTTAGACATACCGGGATTAACTCCTGGAAATGTCCCATGCTGTTAATGCGCTCTCAAAAACCAATTGGAATTCACGCTCGGCTGTCCGGGCTCCCACGACGAGTGGGAGTAACGACCTCACAGTTTCATACTGTGGGGCCCCGTCTAGCTTGCGTATTAGGAATCCCAACCATTCAACGACACCAGGAAACTGTTGGAGGAAGCAATGGCCAGATCGGCCACGGCATCCCCCAGGTCTACCGAAGTGTCCGAAGGGAGCACCTCGTACACGAAATAGAACTTGCGTTCATATTCGGGTACGGCTCCAGCCGCGAAAATGGTCTGCGTAACTTCAAAGTTATGCCGATCATAACTCGGGCGCGTCGCAGTTGCTTTCGTCTTGGAATGACGAATGAACGCGACGTACTTCGTCGTTGAATTCTTGAACATCCACTCTGACGAGTAGTCGTCCTGGTTGATGCGCACGAAGGTGATGTTTCCACCAACTTGTGGCAACACGAGAGAACTTAACATGTGAGACCTCCTAAGAGCTAGCGAATCCCCGGGGCTTTAACAGCCTTAAGGACTGCTAGTGCTCCTAGGATCGACATCTGCTTCCCCGTAAGGAGAGGCAGAGTTGGTAGAGGGAACGGAATAGCTGGAAAGACAGGATATCTTTCCTTACGCGTCATCTCCTCCACGTACCAGCCCGAAAGCTGATATTGCGGAGGCGGTGTTCCATCTGGCACGTACGTTGACACTGAAGTCGACGTCCGCATCAGAGAGATGCGTCCCCACTCGAGACCGAGTGCATTGTTACAGGCGTTGAGACAAGTCCCAACGTTACTGAACCAATCCACAAGCCAACTGTATGGAGTTAACTCCCATGCAGCTTGTAAGGCACCATAGCTATTAATACCTGTCGCAGATGAGTGAGCGAGCCCTTCCAAGGGCACGAACCCCAACTGCGGTATTTTGGAGTCCGACTTGAGTTTCCACTCAGCCGTCCCCCAACTTTCGGTACGCATAACTACGCGGCGCCAGGCTTTCAACGTAAATCGGATCCCGTGCACTTGCACGAAAGTCTGATTGGTTGAAGTATCTCGAACAAGGCTACAACGTTTCCTCAGAGTTCTTCCATCGCGCAAAGCCAATAGCATCATCATACGGCGATTAACCGTATTCTGAAACTTAATCAGCTTTGCGAGGTCACTAACCAATGGTCTGACGGCCCATCGCCAGGAGATAAATCCCCTAGCGACGTCTCTAAGAAGAGACTGGCCCCAGTCCTGGAAAGTGCCAGGGATGTCCTTCAACTCACCGAGATAACTCAGAACGTTCACATCTGGAACGGACGGGTTAGTCTTAGCGAGTATCTCCCATGCGGCGTTATTCTTGCTTGCCAGATTGTAAGCTGGCCAAGCACCGCGTGGGTCATCGGGTCCGGGATGATATTGCAGGGGATACCCTACAAACTCATTCGGGCACGTGACAGTAGGAAAGTGCGTAAAGGTACGGACGAGGTCGAAGACATTGGATGTCGTTCGTTCCCCTATCGTATCAAAGCAACTTTCGTACGGGCCGTGGGTAATGCAGGCAAAATCTTGGAGCTGACCGAATGCGTAATAAGAACCGCACTCGGAAAAGCGTCCATCGTTTACCCTGCTACGATTACTCATGGCCGGCATCCTCTATGAATGAACTCTACCAAGGGTGTATGGAATACTTACCGAGATATGATCTCAGTTGAGGACCTCCGAAATGGAG